TCCATATTTTTATCAAGATTACATAAAAAGCAAAGATTTTTTGATTTTTAAGCATGAACCTTATTTTACTAATGATCATCTTAAAAAAGAACTTTCCTTGATTGAAAACTGGTGTAAATTGTATAATTTAAATTATTCTGGAGAATTGCCAGAAATTAAATTTAATTTTAACCAGGCACAATTTAATCAAAGTAAATGGCTAAGAAGTAAACCCGTTTTATTATTACACACCAATGGAGGTCCTATTAATGATCAGCCTTTTTCATATGCGTGGACTAGAGACATGCCACACTATTTGTATCAATCAATTATAGATACCTTTGGACAATCTCATCATATTATTCAAGTATGTAGAAATGAATCACAAGTTATAAATCATTCGAGCGTTGAGGCAATATATGCTCCACTTAGTAATATGGAGTTATTTGGATTGATTCAACACTCAAGTATACGACTCCTGATTGACAGTTCTTTACAACATGCGGCAGCTGCAATGAATAAACCTTCAACTGTATTGTGGATAGGAACCGATCCAACCGTATTTGGCTATGATATTCATACAAATATCAAGGCTCAATTAGGAGATGAAGAATTTAAATTACCAGATAGTTATCTATTTAATTATAGCTTTTCAGGAGTTCTACACGAATGCCCTATTGCTGATCAAACCAAGATGTTCGACATTAGTGAAATAATTAAAAGTTTAAAATCTTAGATTTAATTTCAACTAGCTGTATTTTTATTTGAGATATGTGCTTTTAATGAAATAAATAAAATAAAAGAATTATAATGGCATTATTAAAGGAACACACAATAAAGGGCATTGATGCAAACTACTGGAGAATAGTTGATGTAAAAAAGAACTATGATGCAGCTAATGTAATTCATTTTATATTGGCTCTTTATAAAGACAAAGTAACTAGAGACCAAGATGAAAAATCATTTTTAATCAAAGAAAAAAGGTTTTTAAGCATAGATGACCTAGATGGAAATATTAGAGAGCAAATCTATACTAAACTTAAGACAGAATTTGTTTCTAATCCTATGTTTAATTGGACAGATTTTAGAGATTCTCAAACTATTTAATAAATATACTGATATGAATTAATGTTGAATGATAATATCACTAAGAATGACTACTATTTGAGATTATGCATTGTAGTTTTTACTGCGATATTTCCATTTATATGTCTTTTTTTAGTTGGATATGAGTCTTCAATTTCTAATTATTGGAACACTCCAATACAACCCTTTTTTATTTTAGTAAATGCCGCTTCTAGTCATCATTTGATAACCGTAAAAGGTTGGAGGGTTTCATCAGCTCTACTGGTTTTACTAACTGCTTTTTCGGTTGAGAAATACGGAATGATACATAATACATTTGCTATTTTATTTTTTATAGCATGTGCTATTTCTTTATTTAAAGCTAATAGGTTTAAATTTTTCTTTTGGATATATTTAGGCTCTCTATTAATATTACCGTTTAGCATATTATACGCTGAAATAGTGGCAATAGTTACAATGTGCTCCTTTCATCTAGCTGTTTTATACAAAGCGTATAGCATTTATAAACAGCGCGATCTTAACCAAAGTCAACATCAAGTTTAAAATCAAAGTACTTGAATTTAACTTCAAAGGTATTCAACTGCGGTGTAACTGAACTGTACGATAGTTTAATCCCAGATTGAGACATCAAGATTGGATTATTAAAAGTTATTGAAGAAACTGAATAGCCTTCATTATTTAACATTAATAATTTAATTGGTTTTAAAGTTTGTTCTTTATTTGAAAAATCAAGAAACTCCAAAGAATTTTCCAAAAATATAAAATAGTTTAAGTACGCGTCAGTAATCTTCATAGTTAGTGTTATTTCTCGCGTAAATAATTCTTTTAAAGGTTTGGAATTTTTGTATTCCTGCATTTTACCAAGAGGCCTTGTTTGTTGAGCAGGTTGCATTGCCCAACTAGGAAAATCTATTTGCTGAACTGTAGATGACATAAAATCATTAATAGTATCATATGGCAATATTAGACTTTGATAGTATGACTTGTATTTTTCCTTAATTGATTCCGTGAAGAAATTTTCAGGAAAAAGAAATACAAAACTGTTATTTCTTACATTTAAAATCATACTTAATTAAAGTTTCCTATTTTTATGACATATTTCCATTTAGAGGTATCAAATGTATTATTCATATTGATTTCTACGTCTTCGATATACAATGGAAAAGTTCCCATTTCAACCTCGTATTTTTCATAGTACATATCAGTATCTACTATATCGAATTCATCTATGATATTACCTTCATAGTCTAGGATAGACCCATTTAAATCAACCTGTTTTAGAATCAATGTTATGCCTTCAATTCCGCTTCTCTTGTATTGTATATCTAAATCAAATTTGATTACTACTTGATTTAGTTCAATTTCAGAATCGCTTTCAATTGCGTCCTCTAATTGGCTGGTTTTTTCAGGTGCATTATATATGCTTACTCTTCTCCAAACTTCTTTGTTAATTACTTCAGTATACCCATCACTGTTTAGATTAAAGTTTTCAAACATTTCTATGTGTCTCTTATTAAGCATAGTTTGTAAAATTTTTTATGTATTTAAATTGATATGATTCATTAAAAACTAGGTTTTTGAACGCGTCAGTCTCCATTTGTTTTATATATTTGCCAACTTCTGGACCAGGTGTTATGTTATATTTGTCCATTACATCTCGAGCCTTTATACTAGGTTGGTATTGTATAAATTTTTGAATTAAGGAAGTGTCTAAATCATTATGTCTAGCAAAACTAATAATTTGATCATTAGTGATACCAGCATTAGATTGCTTCTTTTTAATTTCATATGCATTGTCTTGGTTTAAATAAATTAAACTTAGTAAAAAAAGAATACTTGCAACCTCTTTATTAGTGTAGGTTTGTTGATTTAATACTTTCTCTAGTTCAATAGAATCATTTTCTTTTAATAGAGTTGCAAGAGTTACAATATAATCTTTTTCTTCTATATAATCCGCATTAATATTTAGCTTGGGAAAAATCCAATTGAAAAGATTGTACTTATCCAGCATAGTCATAAAATAAACAACTGAAGAGGCTTTTAAAATACCCTTTAAAAATTCATCTTTGATTCTTTCATTTGATACGCCTCTAAGTGAAGCATCTCTTGTCAAGGAATCGCGCATAGCTGGATCAAGTTCAGACCCTGTTATTCCAGCAAATCTAATGGCTCTTAGTATTCTAAGACGATCTTCATTAAATCTTTGAGTTGGATCACCAACTGATCTAACTATTCCGTTTTTTAAATCTTCTACTCCACCTACTAAGTCAACTATTTCTTCTTTGTCAATGTCGTAGAACAAGGCGTTAATTGTAAGATCTCTACGGTTTACATCATTTTCAATGGTTGTAAACTTAACTTCATCAGGTCTTCTACCCATGCCAATATCTTCTCTAAAAGTAGCTATCTCATATTCTCCAGTTGGAGTAACTGCAAGCCAAATACCAAATGCTTCACCTACGGGTAGCATTTTATAGATTGGACTAAGCATTCTATTTACTTCATCAGGTAGAGCATCAGTAGCTAAATCATAATCTTTTGGAGTTGCACCAGAGAGTGCATCACGCACTGCTCCTCCTACTAAATATAACTTATATCCATTCTTTTTGAATACATCTTGGATCACTAGAATGTCCTCAGGTAAATCTATATGATGCTTTATTCGCTTGCTTTCTATAGATTCTAATTTATCATAGTATTGAGGATCCTCAGTTAAATGATCCATTGCTATTTCTCTAGCAAGAGATGGGTCGCTAGTGTGCTCCAACTCTACTTTCATGCCTTTAGCTAAAGCCTTCTTTGAAAAATCAGTTGGTTTTTTATTGTCTGCTAGACCTCCTGGTAATTTATCTTTATAATTTGCCATACTATTCACTTGGTGGATGATCTTGATCTATCCAAGAACTATTTATGTTTACCCCAGTGTCTTCTAATTTTGTATTTAATCCAAATTGACGAATAGTGTTTCCTTTGTAGAATACGCTGTCTTCGTTGAAACTTGGGAAATAGGTTTCCATTGCAATATCAAAACTTATATTTACCCTTTGATCTTTTGTGTAATCAAAGTTGTATTCTTTTTGAAAAGACTCAGTATCAGGAAAGGTAAATTGACCTGGGATTCTAACTCCTCTGTATTGAAAATAAACAACTCTATTTTTATAAAATAGGTCAATTACTTTTTCCATGATCTTAAATGTTTTATTTAGGTTGTCAGTTAATATCTTGGCTCCAAATTTTAATTCCATTGGTAAGCTATAGAGACGAGCTGAATAACCCTTATTTACTTTTTGATCATTATCATCTAATTCTTGTTGAGTAAAACTTCCTCTAACAAACTTATTAGTAATATCACTTGATTTAATACTAAAAGAATTTAATGTTATTACTCCTCTAGGTACAATATCATAGTTTCCTTCGGCTAGGGTTGGGATTTTACAGCCTTCGGGAATCTGAATAAAGAAATCTTTCATAAAACCTTCATCTCCTGCGAAATTATAGAAAAACGGAATTTCATGTTTTTCAATTTCCCCATCTCTAACCAATTCAATTATGATCTGCCGATTTAAAATATCAAGTAATGATAAAGTTGCGTTTCTTAAGAATATATCTTGAACGTTTGAGTTTCTTATATTTTGATTGTCTGGATTCATGTTTTGTTATTTATCTGTTTCTGGTAATGAATGGAACTTTGATCTGAGGTCTACAGTTATCGATCAACAACAGCATTGATTCGTCTTTAATAAATTGTTGACTTAAAATAAAGTCATGTTGTTCCTCTTTGATCATGGTTCTAAATAGCCTAACATTAGCAATTTTTAAATTTGAAGTAGGAATATTATAAGGCTGATCAACTTTAAATGACAGGGGATTCATAGAAGAAATACTTTCATATACTTTTTTGAAATCTGAATGGTTAGACAGGTCAGTTTGATCCTCTATTATATCGTAGAGATAAACACCCATTTGTTTAAATTCATTTGAAACTGAAATAACTATTCCATACCAGTTATCAGATTTAAAATTAACAATAGTATAGGTTTTTTCAACGTTATTAATTTTTATATTTAAAATCAGATCGCCTTCAGGAGAACTTCCAAAATACTTATTAAATTGTGCATAGATGTAGATTCCAGACTCGCTTTCATTGTCGTAACCTTTAATTAGGCTAACTATCTGGGAGTCGGCTGGAATATTGAATAAACATGTATAAGAAAGGTTATCAATACCAGCTCCGCTTAGTCCAAATTCAGGCGTTCTATTATAAATGATTGAAGTTTCTCTGAGTTTTAAAGTAACTGCGTCTTCTCCATTTATGGAACTTGTCATAATGTTTCTCTGAGTTGTAAAACTAAGATCTTTGTATGCTTCTAACTGTAAATATCTACCAGACTCAGACTGTCCAATATGATCAGGTATGGTGTCAAAAGGACCTCTAACTCTCAAGTACTTTACATTTATTCCAGATACATTTTTATCATTGGTCATTAGGGAATTATTTTGCCAAGTTTTAAATATATCGCTCCCTTGATATGCCCTAACTACATCAAAGGTTTTTTTATCATCTACAGTTCCATTCACGGTAACAAGTTCTTGTGAAGTTGAAAGTAATGGAGAATCACTAGTTAAAAAATAATTATTAGTACTGGCTTCAATTCCACTTAGATCATAATAATTTTCCATTAGAGGAGCATAGTTAAAATTAAATTTAATGTTTTTAATTTTTAGATCAGGGTGAATCGAGCCCCTGGTGATATCATATTTTCTAGATATAGTTTCATACTGCTCTGGCATTTTAGCGTCCTTGATGTCATCCTGGACCTCCTCAGCGAATAATTCTTCAGCACTTGTAATAATATTATCCATGAATTGACGATTTTCGTCTTTCATTAACATATCAATGTTTGGATTGAATTTATAAAGCTGTATTTTCCAATAGCTAGGCGCCATCATAAAACTTCGGTGCAGATAAGATCCTTGAATTTCAAACATTCTATTGATCAAAGGAAAATACAAAAAATCCCTTTTTCTAGGTTCAGAATCTGTACCAAAAATAGACTGAAAGTAGCGATGATCTATGTGAACCTCAAAGGGAACTTCAAAGTCAATTCCAAATTCTGAGAATTTTGGTTTGTTATCGGGAAAGTTGTTATCTGGAACCAATATCTTAATACATTTTCGATCCACATTTTTATATAGGGTCCATTCCTTAAAGATATAATCTCCACTGTCAGATTCAGGAACAGTTCTAAAATACACAACTTCGTGTCCAAAGATCTTGTTAGTATGAAAGCTAAGTTCTTTAAAAATACCAATTGCACTGTCTACTTGATAGGGTCTAAATGCTGCTTCTCTCTCAAATATTAGGGCTGGGCATTTTTCATCACTGCATGCAACTGGAGG